AGCCGGTTTAGTGGAAAAGTATGACAGACAAGCGGAAAAATTAAGACAAATAAGAGACGAAGAAAGGAATTCTATTTCTGACAGAATAAAAGCGAATGACGATTTACTTTTAAAACTTGACGAAATGGAAAAATCAATGCTTGCACAAGCGGATGCGCAAATTGCATCTGCTGAAGCAAACGTAAAAGCGAACGGCAGTATTGAAAACCAAGTGGCTTTGATTGATGCTTTAAGCAATAAACAAGGTGTTCTTGCACAAGTTGAAGGTTTACGTTCAGAACAAAAAGCAAATGACTTGGCGCTTGACAAAGAGGCTATTGAATTAAACAAAGCTAAAGAGGAATCTGAAGACAGACTTTCGATTGAAAGAAAAAGATTTAATGCGGAACAAATAGAAGATGAGACTTTAAGACTTGAAGCACTTCAGGAAATATACGAAGAGGAAGCCGAAATCGAACAAGCAAGATTACAATCTTTAATTGATAATTCAAACGCCGGAACACAAGCTAAAATTGATGCGCAAATTGCACTTGACGAATTTATGGAAGAGTCAAGGCAAAAGCAAGTTGAGGGCGGAAACGCGATTGTTGAATCTGAAGAAAAAAACAATGACGCAAGAAAGGCAATGCAAGCCTCATTAGTGGGTCAAGTTGGAAGCGCGGTCAATGCATTAGGGGCTTTATTCAAGAAGGGAACTGCTGCGTCTAAAATCGCTACACTAGCAGATATTGCACTTGGAACGGCGACGGGCTTTATTCAAGGTTTAGACATTGCACAAAAAGGGTCTAAGGCAGCGGGGCCGGCAGCACCATTTGCATTTCCGATATTCTATGCAACACAAGTTGCGGCGGTCTTAGGGGCGGTTGGAAAAGCCAAAAGCGCTATGGGTTCACAAGGTGGCGGAGTTAAAACACCAACGGCACCAACTATAAGTCAAGTTAGTTATTCACCGGAAAAATCTGTCAACCAATTAATTGCAGAATCAAATCAAGGTATTGCAACCAATTCTGAAAAACCGATGCGCGCTTACGTTGTTAGTGGTGACGTTACAACATCGCAATCACTAGAAAGAAACGCGATTAATGAAGCGGGAATATAATACAATTTTAATAAAAACAATATAATATAAAACAATAATTATGAAAGTAGATACAATTGAACTTTTTATTGAGGACTTTGCGCAAGATGGTATCAAGGCAATTTCATTCGTAAACGACCCCGCAATCGAAGAAAATTGGGTTGCATTAAACAAGCAAGAAGTCGCATTCAAATCTATTGACGAAGACAAAAGGCTTGTTATAGGAATTGCGCTTAAACCGGATTTTTCTATTCCAAGAATAAAAGGCGATTATAAGTTCAACGTTATCTTTTCAAAAGAGACAGTGAAGCAATCGTCACATTTGTATCTAAAACAATTAAACAACAATCAAGCAACTTTAGAACACGAAGAAAAAGCAGTGGGATTGTCTGTGGTTGAGTCTTGGATTGTTGAAGACCCAAAGAACGACAAATCAAATATCTATAATCTTAAGGCATCAGAAGGCGATTGGGTTGTTATGATGAGTGTTGATAATGATGAGGTATGGAAAAAAGTGAAAGACGGAACTTTCTTGGGTTATTCAATCGAAGGCAGTTTTGCGGATAGGGTTATTGAGGCGCACAAAATAGAAGAACCAAAAATGATGACAGAAGAACGGGCTGCCGAACTTTTGCAAATACCAAGTGAAGACTTGACAGAAGAACAAGCGCAAGAAATTGTTGACTTAATCACGCAAACTTTAATATAAAAAATATATGGCAAGACAGTTAAAAAGCACGTCAATAAGTGTAAGACCGGACAGAATGACAACTTTGCAAAGGAACACAATCCAAGTAAACGAAGGGGAGGTTGTTTTTAACACAGACACCGGTCAAAATGAATATTGGAACGGGTCTTCTTGGGTAGGCGAGGGAATAAACGAATCAATCGAATTAGATAACAGAATAATTGTTACGCAAGCAAACAAAGATGCAACAATAGGAGGCATTATTGATTCAAGCAAACAATACTTTTTAGACGGAATAATTGATTTAGGGGCTACTCAAATAACGGTACCAACTACAGGAATAACTATTGCGGGTCTAAGCTTCGATATAAGCGGTTTAATTTCTTCAGAGGACAACTACGCTATGTTTGTGTCTGAAACGCCTGCAATCGGTTCAGGAAACGTCTTAGGGGCTGACTTCTTTATTTCTGTTACGGGCGGCGGTAGTAAAGTTTACGAATTATACGACGCAACCGGATTCAATGCTTTTGAATTTGCAAGAATAAATTATATCGATTGTAGTTCTTTGGGTGATATTTACGATTACAGACAAGGTTTAGAAGAGGGAACGGGACGCTTTGGTGGTTCGCCTAGTTTAACTTTGCACGGGCTTTGGGTTGGTGGTTATAGAATTACGACTTCAATAGTTAGAAGTTTGGCAGGCACTATGACGGCGCCATTATTTAAAGAAGGTTTAATCTTTCAAATGAATTCAAGATTCCTAACAGATATAAATTGCGACTTACCAACACTAGCACCATTTTCTGATTTTAAACCGGTTAATTTTCCTAACCCTAGCACGGTGCAACTTAAAGGCGCTATTTTTACAAGAGACGGCGGTTTTAATCCTAACGACCCTAATATATTCAGCGACTTAGAGGCTTCGGATTTAGCTTGCGATTGGGACAATAACATAGGTATTAAAAATACTTTTATCGGTGGCGCTTTAAATAATGATGTGGCAGTTGAAACGGTTATAGCGGTACAAGGTTCAGCAGTAGATTTAAACGGGACTTTTAGTACTAAAGACTTACAACATTTCGATTCTCCTGCAAACGGTAGACTTAGACATATAGGCACTAATCCAACCGACTTCTTGGTCACTTGGGATTTATTAATTGACGGAAAAGACAACGATAATTACGAATTATTTTTAATCAAAATAGATTCTTTAGCTAATGTAACGGTAGAAGTTGCGCAAGTTAGAACTGTAAACAATTTTCAAGGAGGTAGAGACGTTGGTATTTGGACGGGTTCAGCGCCCGTAACACTAAACCAAAACGACCTTGTTTTTTGGCAAATAGCGAACTTATTAGATGATGATAATTGTACGCTAGAAGTGGATTCAACTTGGACAATAACAGAAAGGTAAAATTATGAAAGCAAGATACTGTAAATGCAAAAACAAATATACAATAACTGATTGCGACGAATATTCTTGTAATGCGCAATATTATTGGGCGCACGGAATAGGTAGATTAACGGCGGAACCAATAGTCATAGAGGCTGACATATTTAATAATACATTTGATGAAACGTTTAATTAATAAAAATTATGAGTATAAAAACAGAAGCAATTGAAATTAGGGACGAGACAACAACGGGCGCTAATTCTGCTACAAGAATAGGTACAAATTTAGTAAACATTGCTGACGACTTAATCGCTAAACAATCCGCAATTAGTTTAAACACGGCTAAAGTAGGAATAACAACTACACAAGCAAGTAACATAACAAGTAACAACACCAAAATATCTTACACAGACGCCGCTGCCGTTGCTTTAAACACATTAAAAACAAGTAATGTTTCGCACCCATTAGTACAGAAAGAAGTACCAAGCAACGCAGTATTTACAGACACGGTTTACAATGACTCTAACGTATTAAAAGATGCAGACGCATTATCACCTGTTACCGGAGGAAACAAGTTAATAACAGAAATCGACGTTGCGGCTTTAGGTGGTGGCGATATGTTGGCCTCGACTTATGACCCTATTATAAATTTAAACACGGCTAAAACGGGAATAACAACACAACAAGCAAGTGACATAACAACTAACAATGCAAAAGTTAGCAATATTGCGCATCCTTTAGTTGAAACGGCGGTGCCATTAGGCGCAATTTTTACCGATACAGACACGGTTTACAACGATACGGCAATACAATCTGAAGTTGATTTAAACACGGCTAAAAGAACTTATCCCTCAGTAGATGAAGCTAAATTAGGTTTAATTGAAGCGGGCGCTACTAACGACACAACGGGAACAATCCAAACAAAGAGACCATTAAAAACAGTTAACGGTAGTTCTTTGGAAGGTTCGGGCAATGTAGATATAACGGGTTCGGCGGACGCGGTAATTGCGGATTTAGTGGTCACGGCAACCAAGACAATAGATTGGAGTTCGGGCGAAACATTTAATTTTGTAGTAACGGGTTCAACGGTTTTTTCAGACTCGGGATTACCTTCTTTAGGATTTAGTAAGGTAATAACTTTGTATATGACAGGCGACTTTGCAGTCACTTTTCCTTCGGGTTGGGACACAAACAAAACGGGAACTTATGACGGCACAGTATTAAATACTATTACAATCGAATACGTAAACACAACAACACCATTTCACAAAGTAACAATCGTATAAATATGAAAGCAATAATTATAACAGAAGAACTAAAAAGTTTAAATCCTAACGTTTTAAAAGGTGCAATAGGATTCATTAAGACTTTTAAAGATATACCAAAAAGCTTTAAGTCTTTGACTTATTTTAACGGGCGACTTACAGAGGGTTACCATAAACTAGAAAATTCAGTTCACGAAGCAGACGGATTTTACAATGTAGTAACACCTATTTTTGATGCTAATTTACAGAGGTTAGATAATGTTTTATTTTTTGATGTAGACAAATTTACTTATAACGTAATTAATATTCCACAAGCAGAAATAGACGCACAAGCTATTAAGGTTGCAAAGGATGATTTTAAAAAAAACTTAGATGGTGTTTTTGCTTATGCTACAACACCCGACGGCACAAAAGAATACGGAATTAAAATAGGTAACGATGGTAAAATTTCAACAATTTTAATACCTTAAGAAATGAGTAAAAAGAAAGCAATGTTTTTTAAACAAGCTACAGGAGGAGGAATAGATTCAGACGCTAATGCGTTTATAACAGCAGTAGGAATTTTAGATACTACACAAGAAACAGCTATAAACAATTTAGTGCTAGGATTAAAGGCTAACGGAACGTGGACAAAATACAAAGCTATTTACCCTTTTATTGGAGGCACTGCAACTTCGCACAAATGGAATCTTAAAAACCCTTTAGATACAGATGGGGCTTTTAGATTAGGTTGGAACGGTACCATAACCCACGACGCTAACGGTATAAAAGGTGACGGAAGCACGGGATATGCTAATACGTTTTTTATTCCAACAAATGTATTAACTTTAAATAGTGAAACTTTAAGCGTTTACTCCGTTACTAATGCAACCCCAATAAAGAATGACGCAATAGAAATAGGTTCGTTTTCGTCAGCATCACAAGCGTCTTTAATGGCGATTAGAGGTAGCGCATCAAAGGATTTATTTCAATCAAGATTAGATGGCAATTTACTAGTTACAACAAATACAGATGCAAGAGGCTATTTTACTGCCTCTAAAAATGGTAGTACTACTTTAAGACTATTTAAAAATGGGAATATTGTGGGAAGTGGTGTTAGTGCAGGTTCTTTAGGTGTTCTTCCACAATTTATTTTAGCTTTAAATTTATTCGGTAGTCCCCTCAGCGACTCTTATGTCAATCAGACTCTTGGTTTTACAACAATAGGCGACGGTTTAACCGACACAGAAGTAGCAAACGACTACACAGTTATTCAAGATTACCAAACCGCTTTAGGTAGAAACGTATAAAATAAGATTAAAACTTTACAGATATAAAAAAAGTAATATAATAATAAACGAATTTAAAATAATAATTTATGAACCACAAGGAACAACTAAGTAAAATCAAAGCTATCTTTGGTATTCAAGTTGCTTTAGAATCAATGAAGTTGGACAACGGCGTTGAAATTGAAGCAGAAGTATTCGAGGCGGGCAATGATGTTTTTATCGTACAAGACGGCGAAAAAATCGCAATGCCAATCGGTGAATATGCACTAGAAGACGGAAAAGTTTTGGTAGTTGCTGAAGAGGGAATTATTGCCGAAATAAAAGAGGCAGCACCTTCAGAAGAAGAAGCAGCACCGGCAGAAGAAGAACTTGCTGAAGCACCGGAACTTTCAAACGAAGAGACTAAACCGAAAAAGGTTGTTGAATCTATCTCAAAAGAATTATTCTTTTCTACGATTGAAGAATTGAAAGCTGAAATTGCTGAAATCAAACTTTCTAAAATAGAGGTAAAAGAAGAGTTAAAAGAAGAGGTTGAATTATCTACTGAAAAAGTAGTTCACAATCCGGAAGTAAAAAAAGAAAAAACAGAAATTAAATTCTCGCAGAAGAGACCTAGAAGCACGAAGGATATTGTGTTTGACAAATTATTTAAAAACTAAAATTAAACTATGGCTACTACAACAAGTATTACAACAACTTACGCCGGCGAACACGCGGGTAAATGGGTTTCTGCTGCATTATTGTCAGCAAACACAATCGAAAACGGTGGTGTTGAAGTTAAACAAAATGTAAAATACAGAGAAGTTATTTCTAAATTAGCTACGGGCGATTTAGTGACTGACAATTCTTGTGACTTTACTGCTACTTCAAGCATTACTAAAACTGAGGTATTTCTTACACCAAAGGAATTAAAAATCAACCTTGAATTATGTAAGGACAAATTTCGTTCAGATTGGGAAGCAATCGAAATGGGATATTCTGCATTCGATGTTTTACCAAAAACATTCCAAGATTATTTATTAGCACACGTTGTTGCAAAAGCAGCACAAAAGAACGAACAAAACATTTGGAACGGTGATGGTTCTACAAGTGGGCAGTTCTTAGGATTTGTACCGGCTTTAACAGTTGACGCGGGTTTACCGGCTGCAAATGAGGTAACGGGAATTCCGGTGACTGCTGCAAACGTTGTTGCTGAATTAGGTAAAATAGTTGACGCAATACCGGCTGAATTATACGGGAATGAAGACTTAAGTATTTATGTTTCTCAAAATATCTACCGTGCGTATGTTCGCGCTTTAGGGTCTTTAGGACACGTTGACAGATTCAACAATCAAGATATGGGTGACTTAATGTTCGACGGTGTTAGAATCTTTGTTGCAAACGGAATGCCTTCGAATACGGCAATCGCTTCTGAAAAATCAAACTTATTCTTTGGAACGGGCTTACTTTCAGACCATCAAGAAGTTAAAGTTATTGATATGGGTGAAACTGACGGTTCAGACAATGTGAGAATTGTTATGAAATTTACGGCGGGTGTTGCTTATGCAAATGTTGAAGATATCGTAACATACGGTATTGTAAATGCTGCTAACTAGTAGCTAAAATAAATATATTAAGAGGGTGGAATTAAACCTTTACCCTCTTTTTTTTAACCAACTAAAATTATAAATTATGGCTTGTGATATTTCAGCGGGACGAAAAACATTATGTAAAACAGTTGGCGGTATTAAAAATATTTATTTTGTTAATTATAGAGGTTCTTTACAGTCTGAATACACTTTCGCGTTTGGATTTGGAACAATAGTTGCGGAAACTATAACACCCAAATTAACTAGTTATAAATTCGAGTTAAGGGGCAGTCAATCAATGGTTACGGCAGGCGAAGCGTCAAGGGACAGTAATACTAGTTTTTATACGTCAACCGGAACTTTTAAGTTAAACGGATTTGACATATCTTTAAGCAATGAATTAGAGGCTGCCGTAAAAGGTAGGCCGCAAATTATAACTGAGGACTATTTAGGGGCTTTTAAACTATACGGTTGGGAGAACGGTTGCGACGTTTCGGTTTCACATAATAGCGGCGCGACTATGGGCGACGGGCAAAATTCGGAATTAACAATAACGTCTATTGAAACAAGACCACCGCACATACTTGACCCAAGCGGTTGTATGACAATCATTGAAGGCGTTTAATAATAATAATAAAAATATAAAAATATGGCTTGCGAAAATTTATCAAAAGGAAGATTAAATCCTTGTAAAACAGTGGGGGGATTGAAGAACATTTTCTTCGTGAACTTTGACAGTGCTATTTATGGCGCTATGACTTTGGACGCTGACGAACAAATAACCGCTTTTGGTTCTATTTTGTCTTTGCTAAAATACGAATTAAGAGGCGCACAATCAATGGACGAGGCAAACGAAAACAACGCCGACTCCGGTAGTTCTTTTTGGGCTGCATCCGGAACAATTACGTTGAAAGCACAAGATTTGGCGACTAGAAAAGAATTGAAATTAATGAGTTACGGAAGGCCTTTAGTCATCACTGAAGACTTTAACGGAACATTCAAGCTTTTCGGCGCGCAAAACGGTTGTGACGTATCTGTTGGAACTGCAAGTGGTGGGGCAATGGGTGACTTTAACGGTTACAATTTAACAATCGCTTGTTCAGAAAAAGAACCTGCATTATTTATTGACCCAACTATCATTGACGATGCATCAAACACAAATGTTGTTGAGGGCGTATAAATAGAAAACTTTCTATCTTAGTATAATATTAACCAAAGGGTTCTAATTAATTTTGGGACTCTTTTTTTGTTTACAAAAATACAATTTTCAATATAATAATAAACAAATGCTATGATAATACTAAAAACAACCGAATTAACACAAAGCATCCAAGTTATAAGGCGCGTTCTTAGCGGTACAATACTTTCTTTGCGTGACAATCAAACAAATGAAATAACATACATCGATTTCGCAGGAAACATCACTGAGTTTTCAAACTATACACAAATAGACATTGTTTGGAATTTGCTTGAAGCCCATACTTACGACTTGACTTTATACGACACAGAAATCGAGGGAGACGTTTTAACGGCCTCAATCACTTTTAGAGGGTTGATATATTGCACCGACCAAGACACGGCCGCAAACACACCTATAAGCTATTCAGAAGGCAAAATTGAAGAACATCAAACTGAAAACAAATACAAAATTTATGAATAAGGAAGAAAAAGGTAACAGTATATCTGTTATAAGTTTAAGCAAATACACGGCACCTGTAATTGTAGAAAATAATCACGACAATATTGTTGAATATGGAAGCGATAACAACTACTTTCAATACTTAATCGACCGCTTTGTTGGTTCAACAACTAACAATTCAATTATACGTGGTGTTTCAAATATGGTTTACGGAAAAGGGCTTGACGCTTTAGATTCTGCTAGAAAACCGCAACAATACGCAATGATGAAAAGTTTGTTGCAACCTAAAGACTTGAAGAGGGTAATTTCTGACAGAAAAAAATTAGGTATGGGGGCTTTACAAATCACATACAAAGGCAGTAAGGTTGATTCAATTTCGCATTTCCCAATGGAAACTTTAAGGGCGGGAATTTGCAATGATGAAGGTGTTGTCGATACGTGGTACTATCACCCAAATTGGGTTGAAAGAAAACGTCAAGACAAATTAACTGCATTTCCTATTTTTGGAAGTACAAAAGGAAAAAAGACAGAAATCTACATTATACAATCCTACTCTTCGGGTTTCAAATATTACCCTCCTTGTGACTACGTTGGGGCTTTGCCTTATGCGTTTTTAGAAGAGGAAATTGCAGATTATTTAATCAACGATACAATCAACGGTTTTAGTGGAACTAAGGTTGTGAATTTCAACAATGGAATACCGGACGTTCAGAAGCAACGCGAAATAAAAAGAGACATAAATAATAAACTTACGGGCGCAAGGGGTGAAAAAGTAATTGTGGCCTTTAATAATGATGCAGAAAGCGCGACTACGGTGACAGATTTACCTTTAGATAATGCGCCGGAACATTACCAATATTTATCTGACGAATGCCGCAATAAATTAATAACGGGACACAGTATCACAAGCCCTCTTTTAATTGGAGTACGTGAGGCCGGAGGCGGTTTAGGTTCTAATGCTGACGAAATAAAAAACAGTTCTTTGTTCTTTGACAATATCGTAATTAAACCGCTTCAAGTTGAGTTTATTGATGCATTCAATGAAATCTTAGCGGTTAACGACATTTCTTTAAAACTATACTTTAAAACAATTCAGCCTTTAGAATTCGTTGATACTGACGGACTAGATGCAGAAACTAAAGAAGAGGAAACGGGAATCAAAATGGCTAAAGAACAACAAGATTTTGACGACGACGAAATGCTTGACTCTTTAAGAGGTGAGACAATGGACGACGACGATTTAGAACTTGTAGACATTAGAGAGGTTAAAGATGATAATGAGTCAATTGAAGAGTGGGCTAAAAGATTAATAAAAGAAACTAAACTTTCTAAATTCGCAAGCTTTATAAAGTCAGCGCCAAACGGTGAATCTAGTCTAGATAAGTCGTTTTATAAAATCAGATACACGTATCAAGAAAGATACAAGTCAGATAAAAGCAGAAGGTTCTGCAGAACTATGATGAGTCGAACCGGCAAAGGTGTTGTTTACAGAAAAGAAGACGTTGACAAGGCGTCGTTTCAAGGGGTGAATAAGGAATTCGGACACAAGGGTCAAAACTATTCTTTGTTTAGGTTTAAAGGCGGTGTGAATTGTGGACATTTCTTTCAAGAACAACTTTACAGAGTAAAATCAAAAACAGAAAAGTATATTTCTAGAGGTGAAGACGTTGATAAAATACCTTCAACCTATACACCAAAAGGTAAGCAATATTCAGATGCAAAGAAAGCGCCAAAAGATATGCCAAATAACGGACACCATCCAAACTACGGAAAATAAAAAAGTATGAAAGCAATATTTATAACATCAGAAGACATAAAACGTTACTCAATTTTAGACGGTAACGTTGACAACGACAAGTTCAACCAATTTGTTGAAATCGCGCAAGACATACACGTCCAAGAATATCTTGGTACGGACTTGTACGAAAAAATACAATCTTTAATTTTAACTAGCACAATAGACGACATTGGAAACGCGGCCTATAAGACGCTTTTAGAAAGCTATATTAAGCCTATGCATATTAGGTGGGCAAGTGTTGAGTTTATGCCTTATTTGGCATATACGGTCTCAAATGGAGGTATCTATAAACACTCTTCAGAAAATTCAGAAAGTGTTAATATTGCTGAGGTTAATTTGTTGACAGAACGTTCAAGAAGCACGGCGCAATTTTACACAAGAAGACTTGTTTCTTTCTTATGTGATAATTCAACCAACTATCCGGAATATAACACAAATTCAAATGGTGATATTACACCTAACAAAGATTCAAATTACACCGGATGGGTATTATAAGAGGGTTTTACAAGGCTAAACCAAAAAATGTAGTAAAGTTGAGGCTTTATTTACACAAAATTACACAAGAAAATTTAAAACAAATAAAGAAGAAAAAGTAAATGAAGGCAGAATTAATGAAAACCCTAGGAATAATTGCCGGTAGTGGCGGTTTAGGCGCTTGGTTAAGCTATCAGTTAGGGAATAGAAAGCAAGACGTTTCAGAGTTTGGGTCAATAGTTAATGAATACAGAACTTTGTTAATAGGTTTTAAACACGAAATAAAAGAATTACGCGCTGAGGTTGATGAATTAAGGTTCTTGTTAATGGACAAGCACGACGAAGTTTCCTATTTAGAAAGTGAACTAAAAATCATAAAAGAAAAATGCAAATAACAGAAAACTTTAATGTAAAGGAATTTGAATGCAATTGCGGTTGTGAAATGCCGGACGATGTTTACTTAAATATCCTTTCTTTGGCCGACCAATTACAAGTACTTAGAGACGCTTTAAACACTCCTATACACTTGACTAATGCTTATAGATGCGTAACAAAAAATAAGGCTATTGGAGGGGTTAAAAATAGCCAACATTTATTGGGGAACGCGGCAGATATTCAAGTTGAGGGTGTTGACCCTAGAGAT